AAGATGATGATACAGAAGAAGTAATTGCTGAAGATGAAGTCGAAGAAGCTGATGAGGAAGATCTAAATGATGTAGTTGAAGAACAAACAGAAACCAAAGATGAAATGGTTATCGACGTGAAAGATGATGTCGATGCATTAGTCAATGGGGAAGATCTTTCAGAAGAATTTAAAACTAAAGCAGCAACTATTTTTGAAGCCGCAATCGTTTCAAGAGTTAAACAAGAAGTTGCTAAATTAGAAGAAGAATTTGATGCTAAGCTTGAAGAAGCTAACGCAAAAAATAAAGAGGCACTAGTTGAAAAAGTTGATGGATACCTCAACTATATAGTTGAGCAGTGGATAAAACAGAATGAGATTGCCCTTGAACATGGTATTAAGTCTGAAATACTAGAAGGTTTTGTTTCTGGTCTTAAAGGACTATTTGAAGAACATTATATCGATATTCCTGAGGAAAAATTTGATGTATTAGGTTCTTTGGAACAAGAAACAGCAGAATTAAAAGCTAAGTTAGATGAACAAGTTGCTACTAATGTTGAATTATCTAAAGTAATCAACGATGGTAAACGTTCAGATATTCTTAAAACTGCTGCTGAAACAATGACCGAGACTGAAAAAGAAAAATTCTTTGGTTTAGCTGAAGAGTTATCTTTTGAAGACGAAGAAACTTTTACGAAAAAAGTTCAGACTATTCGTGAAAATTATTTCACAGGTAAAACATCAACCAACGTTGAGTCCGTAGTAAGTGATTCTCCAGTTGAGGAATTAAAAGAGGAAGTTAAAAAGCCTCTTGACCCTCATATGGCAAGATACTTAAACGCACTTAAACAAAAATAAGGAAAATATAAAATGGCTAATCGTCAAGATTTAGTAAAAAAGTGGCAGCCAATCCTTGAAGCTGAGGGCGTAGCCCCAATTCAAGATAACTATCGAAAAGAAGTTACAGCTGTGCTTTTGGAAAACCAAGAGCGTGAGATGGCAAAACAGTCTGAAGCTCTTTTTGAAGCTGCTCCCGCAAACGCAGGTGGTACAGGCCTTGCACAAGGTCACGCTGGCGCAACTACCGATAACGTTGCTGGTTATGATCCAGTACTTATCTCATTAGTTCGTCGTGCTATGCCACAACTTATTGCATATGATATCGCTGGTGTTCAACCAATGACACAACCTACAGGCCTTATCTTTGCAATGAAATCACGTTACACAAACCAGGCTGGTACTGAAGCTCTCTATAATGAAGCTGATACAGACTTCTCTGGTACAGGTACACACGCAGGTACTAACCCATCAACTTCAGCAACAACAGGTACTGGTTTAACAGCTGCTGCAGGTGAAAGATTAGGACAAGGCGGTACTGGTGACGGTACATTTAACGAAATGGCTTTCTCAATTGAAAGAACTTCAGTAACAGCAAAAACACGTGCTCTTAAAGCTGAATACTCAGTTGAATTAGCTCAAGATCTTAAAGCAGTTCATGGTCTTGATGCAGAAGGCGAATTAAGCAATATTCTTTCTACAGAAATTCTTGCTGAAATCAACCGTGAAGTTGTTCGTACAGTAGTTAAAACAGCTAAAGCTGGTGCAGCTCAAGGTACAGCAGTGTCAGGTACATTTGACCTTGACGTTGATTCAAACGGCAGATGGTCTGTTGAAAAATTCAAAGGCTTACTATTCCAATTGGAACGTGAAGCTAATGCTATTGCTCACTCAACAAGACGTGGTCGTGGTAACTTTGTTCTTTGCTCAAGCGATGTTGCTTCTGCTTTAGCAATGGCTGGTGTACTTGACTATGCTCCTGCTCTAAATACATCTTTAAATGTTGATGATTCTTCAACAACATTCGCTGGTGTATTAAACGGTAAATACAAAGTTTACATTGACCCATACATTTCTTCAAATGCAAATGCTGGTACTGGTCAACAATACTTTGTTGTAGGCTATAAAGGTACATCAGCATTTGATGCTGGTATGTTCTATTGCCCATATGTTCCATTACAAATGGTTCGTGCAATTGATCCAAATAGCTTCCAACCAAAAATTGGCTTCAAGACACGTTATGGTTTAGTTGAAAACCCATTCGTTGCACTAGATGGTGCTGGTAGTCTTGCTGCTGGTGAAAACTACTACTACAGACGTGTTAACGTTAACAACATTATGTAATAGTAAAAAGTTTAATAAGATCCGTAAGGACACTAAACTTAGTAAAGAGGGAGCTTCGGCTCCCTTTTTATTTTAGTATAAATAATATTGTAACAACTTATAAAGAGGAAAAATAATGGCAAACTGCCCGATCCCTGATAATATCAATCCATTAAGCCCTACCGGTTTTAGATTGGATATTGAAAAATTACCTACTGTAAGTTATTTTTGCCAAGAAGCAACAATACCAGATGTGTCAATTTCATCAATTGCCATGCCTACTCCATTATCATCAATACAAATACCAGATACAATTATTAACTATGGTGATTTGGTTGTAAACTTTTTAGTAGATGAAGATATGGATAACTATACAGCTTTATATAATTGGATAAAAGGCTTAGGCTTTCCTACTGATCACTCTGAATACACTACATTTATTAATAGTAATCAACAACCAGGTAAATTAGAACTATCAAAGAACTATTCTGATGGTACATTACATATCTTATCTAGTTCGAATAACGTGGTACGATCATTAAAGTTTGTTGATTTATTCCCTATCTCAGTTGCATCATTACAATTTGGCTCAAATCTAACTGATGTACAATATCTACAAGGTAATGCTATATTTAGATATACATATTATGAATTTATTTAATTAGTTGTTTACATTAATTATAAGATATGATATAATGTATTTTTGGTAATTGTGTGAGAATATTATGAACTTAGAAGAAATCCAACAAGAATGGGAAGTTGATTGTAAAATTGATGATAATCATTTAGGTGAAGCATCAACCTATACTCCCAATCTCCATGCAAAATATCTCAAGCTACTTGTCAATGTAAGATTAAGACTTACAAAGACACGTGCTGAGTATAATCTATTAAGAAAAAATAAATTTAAATACTATCGTGGTGAATTATCTAGAGAAGAATTAACTCAATTAGGTTGGGAACCATGGCAATTTAATAAACCATTAAAGAATGAAATGGACGAATTTTTACAGGGCGATAAAGATCTTATTGATAATAATGCTCGAGTAGAATATTTGGAAACAATGTATTATACATTAGAATCCATACTCAACCAAATAAAAGCTCGCGATTGGCAACTTAAAAATGCCATCTCTTGGAAGCAATTCTTGTCTGGAATGTAATGCTATTAAAGATAGAAAAAATATCTGAAGTACATATTAGAGTATTTTCTGATCCAAATTGTGAACAGGAATTAGAAGCATTCTTTACATATGAAGTCCCAGGTGCAAGATTTACACCTAAATTCAAAGCGCGCTTGTGGGATGGTAAGGTTAGACTTTATTCATTAATTCGTAAAACATTATATGTAGGTTTATATAACTACGTTATAGAGTTTGCTAAAAGATCTAATTATCAAGTTGAATATATACCTAACGAAGAATATCCAAAACCATTTGAATTTAATCAAATACCATTTGAAGATATAGATGATTGGATAAAATCATTAAACTTATATGCTCGTGGTGAACCAATCCCTGCTCGAGATTATCAAATAGAAGCAATACATACTGCACTTACTTTAAATAGAACAATATTACTTTCCCCTACAGCTTCCGGTAAATCTTTTATGATTTATTGCATTATTAGATGGCACATTAATAATGGTAGAAGATGTATGATTGTTGTGCCTACTACTTCTCTCGTGGAACAACTATATTCTGACTTTCAAGACTATTCCTCACACAATGGTTTTGATGTACAAGGTCATTGCCAAAAACTATATAGTGGTTTCACGAGAGAATTTACTAAAGATGTATTAATTACTACGTGGCAATCAATCTATAAACAACCAAAAGGTTGGTTTGAACAATTTAATGTAGTGATTGGAGATGAGGCACATCAATTTAAAGCAACTTCTCTTATTTCAATTATGGAAAAGATGCAACATGTTAAGTATCGGATTGGTACAACAGGTACCATTGATAATAAGAAGGTAAATAAACTTACTCTTGAAGGTTTATTTGGCCCAGTACATCGAGTAATTACAACAAAAGAATTAATGGAAACAGGTAAGGTGGTAAACATAGACATCCAATGTCTATATCTTAAATATAATGATCAATATAGAAAGTTAGCAAAAGAACTTGATTATCAAAAAGAAATGGATTTTCTAGTAAGCCATGATCCAAGAAATAAATTTATAAGAAATCTTTCTATTAAAGCTACAGGTAACACACTTGTCTTATTCCAATATGTAGAAAAACATGGTAAAATTCTCTATGATATGATTAAAGAAAAAGCGCCAGATAAGAATGTCTATTTTGTATATGGTGGAGTTGCTGCATTAGATAGAGAAGATATAAGACATAAAACAGAACAAGATGATAATACCATTATTGTTGCTTCATATGCTACATTTTCAACAGGTATAAATATACCAAGTATTGAAAATATTATATTTGCATCACCTACTAAATCTAAAATAAGAAACTTACAATCAATTGGTCGCGGATTGAGATTGAAAGAAGGTAAGAATAAATTAACTCTCTATGACATTGCTGATGATTTGCAATGGAAGTCAAGAAAAAATCACACGATGGGACATTTTGTTGAAAGACTTAAGATCTATTCCGAAGAACAATTTGATTATAAAATACACGAGGTCACAATCTAATGCATGAAGGATACGTAGTATTAAAATTAGTGACAGGAGAAGAGTTAATTGGTGCTCTTCTGGAAGAAAATGATTATGAAATTACTATAATGATGCCAATGGTTGTAAGATATATTCCTAAATTGGTAGGACTAAAAACTGTTGAATCAATTTTATTGGCTCCATTTACACAATTTGCTGATGATGATATGTTTACATTTCAAAAACATTCATTAATTTTTCTAAAGAATATGGATAAAAGATATATTCAATCTTATGAAGATGCTGTAGATATGCATCTTTCACCTAATAACAATTTAACACCTGATGGTCCTGCTCCAGGAGATGCTAAAGCTGCTCTGGATAAGCTTACTGAATTGTTCGGAGAAGGATTTGAACCAAGAATGGATGAAGATGAATATATGGATCAACTTCTTAATACAGATTTTGATACCTCTAAGAAATTACATTAATTTATAACATGACCAACTCCATACAGCAATAGTATCACAAACCAGATTTTTTGTACAATTATTTTATTTGAAAGTCATTGTACTTAAAAATGAAAATAGTATATAATGCATTTATATTAAATATTTTTGAAAGTGATTTATGGCAGAGAAAAAGAAACCCATTCACTATGTTAACAACGCAGATTTCCTGCAAGCAATAATAGACTATAAGAGTGCATGTAAAGATGCTGAAGAGTGTGGAGAAGACAAGCCAGTTATTCCAGACTACCTTGGAGAATGTATTCTAAAAATTGCGCGTAAACTTTCCAATAAACCAAACTTTATTAATTATAGTTATAAAGATGATATGATCCTAGATGGTATAGAGAATTGTATCCAATACTTTGATAATTTTGATCCAGAAAAATCCAAGAATCCATTTGCATATTTTACACAGATCATTTATTATGCTTTCCTAAGACGTATTGATAAAGAAAAGAAACAATCTTATATAAGAGGTAAACTTGTACTTGATAATACCATTGAATCATTTAATGTACAAAATCATGATGCCAATGAGGATTATACAAACATATTTAAAGAATTTATGCAAGAGAGTGGAACCTTTGATCATGACTATGAAGAGAAAAGAAAAAAGAAAAGAGACAAAAAGAGATCCACAATTTCATTAGATACTTTTATTGATGAGGACCGAGATATTGACTAAATTTGCTGTATTGGGTGATACACACTTTGGTGTTCGTGGTGATTCTATAAGATTCCATGACTATTATAAAAGGTTTTATGATGATGTTTTCTTTCCATATCTAAAAGAAAATCAGATAGAATATGTGTTCCAATTGGGCGACTTATTTGATCGCAGAAAATACATCAATTTTAATACTTTAGCACTGTCTAAAGCGTATTTCTTTGATAAAATCCGCGAAAATAACATACATCTATACACGTTGTTAGGTAACCATGACATCTTTTGGAAAGAGTCGTTAGAAGTCAATTCTACAGGGTTAGTACTAGGAGAATACTCCAATTGGTTACATCTAGTAACAAAACCAGAACCTATTGCATTCCCTGATGGTACTACAATAGATATGATACCTTGGATATGTAAAGAGAACGAACAAGAGGTATTTGATTATATAGAACACTCCAAATCAGATCTTTGTTTTGGTCACTTTGAAATAGCAGGGTTTCCAATGTATCGAGGTATGATTGGTGGTCATGGACTATCTCATGATATGTTTGCTAGATATGAACGTGTATTATCAGGACACTACCACACAAGATCTAAACAAGAAAATATCGAATATGTAGGCACTCCGTATGAAATGACTTGGCAAGACTATAATGACCCAAGAGGCTTTTCCATATTTGATACAACCACCAGAGAATTAGAATTTATACAGAATCCATATACAATACATGAAAAGATTGTGTATGATGATTTAAAAGAAACCGAGATTGATATAGGTAATATTGACATACAAGGAAAGTATGTTAAGATTGTAGTTGTAAACAAAACAGACTTATATAAGTTTGATAAATTTATGGGTGATCTTTATGAAAAGAACGCGTATGAAATTAAAATTATTGAAGACTTTTCTGAATTCAATGAAGGCGAAATTTCAACCGAAATTAATTTGGAAGATACATTGTCTATCTTATCTAACTATGTGGATTCGGTAGAAACTACTGAAAACAAAGAAGATATTAAAACAGTTCTCAAAGAATTATATCTGGAAGCAATTAATTTAGAAGTAATTTAATTGTACAATAATTATAGTATTTGTTATAATAGGAATATATTATGTTACATCAAATCCAACAC